TACCATACTGCACTGTGATATAAAATGTATAACCTCTAGCAAAATCTTTATTGTTTCCTATGAAACTGTTTGAGTCAAATCCAGCCATCTTTGAAATCTCCTATTTAATGGCCTGGGTTTTATCCCAGGCCTTTTGATTACTTATACAGAAAAGTTATCAACTTGTGCGGCAGATTCCTCAAATGATGCCCCAGTTTTAAGTGCTACGAACTGGAGTACAATGAACTCTGCAACTCTTGTAGGTTTAATGAGTATGGTCGCCCACAACTCATTCCTATCAATTCTTTCAGGTGTATTGTTTGTCTCATCACAAATCACTTTATAATCATACACACCTCTTCTAGCCTTTACATCTCTAAGAAATGGTTCTACCATTCTTGAAAGTTGAGATCTTGTGATCTCATCGTTAGGTTCAAATAAGAAATACTTGGATGCTGTACTGATAGCTTTTTCAAGAACTATAAACAATCTTCTAACGTTTACACGATTAAAAGCACTTGATTTATCAAGCATTGTTTTTTGTCCCCAGACAACCTTACCTTGTCCGGCAAAAGATACGATAGGATTTATACCATCTTTGTAGAGCATATCCCTATCACTCAACTTCGGGTTCCAGGCTAAACGTCTTACACCATTAATGATAGCTCTATTAAGACCAGCAGGTGCCCACCAAGGATCATTTACATCATCTGTATGTGCGTAGATACCGGCCACATGTCCGGATACAGGAATCCAACGATATTTTTTGTTATACTTATCGTATACTTCAATCCAGTTACCATACAAAGAAGCATATGAAGTATTCTCGTTGAGATTATCGGTAGCATATGCACCAATACCCTTACGCCATTCGGTAATATTCTCAACCTCATTCCCTCGGTTATTGACAACATGACTATACTCACAATCAACGATAGCCATACAATCCTTTCTCTTCTCACAAATCTCAATCATCTTGCGCTTTACTTCAAGTGGTTTATCACCATCGATCATAATATTAATATCAACCTCTTCACCATTCTCATAAAGTTTAAGAGCTTCAAGTTGTTCGGTCAAAAGATCACTTGTAAGATCACCATCAGAACCTTGATCAAAATACTCATAGGTCATGTTAGCTGTTACCCATGGTTGATCAACAATAAGGTCATTGAGATTTACACGGATATAGTTTGATCCTTGATTAATGAGAGTTGGAGCATATCTAGTTCTACCTTGACCATCAAGAGCTAAAGGATTGGTAGATACATTCCATACCTCAGCAATCGACCATGAATCCTCACCTTGCTCCATAACTTCAACAATAACAAGAAAATCTTTATCGGTTTCGAGTGGTGAGTCGGTAGCCATAACTGAAAAATAACATGCTTGATCAACTTGACCAGTCCATGATGGTTTTACAGTACCTTGAGCATTTGAATAAGGATACCATGCTTCTGCGTATACACCGGATGCAGGGGTTGTATTAAGTCTGTCATAGGTGGACTTGTTTACCATAGACACACGAATATTATTACCCCATGCGCCTCGGGACATCGCAATCAACCACATGTCAAAACTATCATCAACAACAACATCATCAGCAAACTCATCTGGGTCACCAGAGTAAGGATCACTCTGATTTCCAAGATCTTGGAGAGTTAGGGCTGGTGTGTAACTCCCGAAACTTCCAGATGCAGCCTTTGTTCCAGCAAATGTGGAATCTGTCGGCATTACCCTTGTTACATATAATTTGTTACCATACTTGAGGAATCCTGCAGCGGAAAGTAAGTCCTCATAGCAATAAGCGTTATTGGTAGGTTTACCAAATACTCGTATAAGTTCATCCTCGGAAGAAACGAACTCCTTCTTTTGTTCTGGGCCTTTATAGGTGTTACGAAGAAGCTCAACACCGATAGAGGTTGCAACAGCAGGTATAGTTGTAGAAAGATCAATTTCCTTGATATCTACTAGGGGCGAAAGATAGTACGCCATGGTTTACTCTCCTTAAGTATTTTGCCTATAAAAGAAACATTTTATAGGTCTTTATAGCCAGAGTCATTAAACAGACTCCATTTTATTTGACCAACAAATAAAGAACCTTTTGTATATATTATATTTATATAAACCAGTAGTTTTTACTCATTAGTATATAACTCTCTCAACTTCTATTCGTGTATAATTAAAATTTACACCACAACTTAAGTTTACCTGATCATCTCTTTGAGAAAGAGTGACCTCATTGAGTGATGTGGGATATATATTCAATATTTTTAATCCCATTACCCTATTATTCGAATTATCGTATATGTTCATAATGGCATCAACAAAATACTCATTAGTTGGTCTGCCATATCTTGTTATACCATCATCAATAAATGTTATCCATCTATACAACATCCACCAGTTACACCATCCACTATCTACAGAGAAATTAACATACCATGGTTCGTATACCAATCCAGATATGGCCATGGGAAACTTACCACCCTGCCAATCTTGCTCACTTGTAGCTAAGGTTATCGCCGGAACTATAGTGCTATGGATGTTTAGGGTAAAGATATCACTATCCCCCACAGTCTTTGTTATCGGGAGAACAGGAAATATCAACTCGTAGTTAGCTCCGGCTGATTTATTTAAGTTTATATGTGCCATTAATCCCCCACTCTCTCATATTTATATAATAACTTTATAGAGTCATCATACATAGCATCTTCCATATCTGATGGGGATACAACTCTTGGATACTTTTCCGCCGATAGTCCAATACTTTCAGTGGTTACAAATGCCGAATCATTTTTTGCTGATTTGTATTCTATAAAAGCATTTTTAATAATAGGATAATCCCATTTAGGTTTGAATAGATACCCCTCTACTCTAAAACTCATAGTCCATATAATGGTTCTGTAGTCACCCTCATCAAATGTTAGTGTTTCCTCTTTACTATTACCATCATACTGAACCTTTAAGTCCAAAGGATATGCACCATCTTTTAAATCTCCAGGAATTATATCCAGTTCAGGGATGGTTAGACGTATATACAAGAAGTTGTCAAAGTATGGTAATACCGTTTCCATTATCTGAGTAATATCAACCATATACTCAGCGGCAATCTTTATCTCAAAGGTGTAGTCGTAAGGAACTGGATGAAAAAATCTTTCTATATTATCATTCCTCTGAGTTCTAGTTCTTGCTCTATATTTTGCATTTACAGTTCTCTCTTGAGCTGGTTGACAGTTCAAAAGATTGCATGCCATCATCGGCAATATTCTATCCCTTACACGGGCACCGGTCTCCGGGTCTGTCTTCTCTGACCAATACCATTCCTTGGTCTTGGGTGCAAACTTCAAAGGAACGGATATATATTTGAGTAACTGACCAGTTTCATTATCATATCTACCAATAACAATTTCGTTAAACATATCAAGAAATTGCACAATAGTTTTGCGCATTACCTGATAATAAAACCTATCATTATCTTTTATATCCAGAGTATTTCTTGGCATTATATCTCCATCATACTATCAAAAGCATCCAAGGTATTAGTAACATATTGTCTTATCATTGTAATATATCCCAACATCTCATTTCTATACCTATCATCACCGATATTACCAATAGTTCTTTCTAACTTATCGACACTTGTCATAATATCACCGATATTCCCCATAACACTATTGGTATTTTCCTCATTCCCTATGAAGTTATCAATCTTTTTTATTACATCATTGGGGTCTTCCCCTATCTCGAATGATCTTCTCATATTATCTACCAAATGCATCAATATCGGGGTCTACAGGACAATTTTTCATAGGGCCCTCATCATCATAGTTATATATACCATCCGATTCAGTTTGAGATTTGGCATTGTCCCCGTATAATGTCTCCATGCCTTCAAATTGCATGATATCCTGACCACTTGGTCCTGGAACAATATTTGAGAATGGATCATCTGGAAGACTTGTATGAACAACCCTATGCTCAATGGACTGCTCAGAGAATCTAAATGGTCTAAGAATGAGACTATAAGTGAACTTCTTGGCCATGAACACATCATCATCTTCGGATATACTTACAACCTCATAATTAAAGTTGTTCCAAAGAGTTTTAATTACATCCCCAACCCTTGGTTTAACAAATTTATCAGGGCCAAAGGTATCGCTATATAACATTGCCATATCACGCTTAAATGTGGCCATAGGAATAAACATATACTGGATTGTCTCATCACTCACAAGACCGAATAAATCTAGTAGATTTGATGATGTATCAGGAGCATAGATAACTTTCGTATATGTGGGGTA